TTAGCCTATCGGCTCCTGCTATGTCAGGATACATTACAGGCATAGATATTGCTAATGATCGCAGGCAAGACACAACTAATGTCACGCCAGTGCGCGCAATCGAGCGTGTATATAATAAACAGACTGGGCTGTACGAATCGACGCAAGGCAATCGCTATACCGTTGATCGTTATATGCCAGTGCCGTATAACCTTACAATGAATCTCGATATTTGGACAACAAATACAACCGACAAGATGCAGCTATGGGAACAAATACTTGTAATTTTTAACCCATCAGTGCAACTACAGACGACCGATAATCCTTTAGACTGGAGTGCGATCACCGAGGTTGAGCTTACTGATATGAACTGGTCAAGCCGCGGGGTTCCGCAGGGATCAGCATCGGCTAATGATTTTTCTACGTTTACCTTTAAGGTGCCTATCTGGATCAATCCTCCAGCCAAGGTAAAACGACAGACGCTTATCGAGCAAATCGTTATGAATATTTACAGCACTGACGTTAGCTCAATCGACACCGATCGTATCTTCGATCCTATCGGCAGCGTCTTCAACGATATTACACAGGTCATTGTCTCGCCCGGCAACTATCGTATTGACGTTAGTGCCATTGATGCGACGACGAGCCGCGTTGAGCTACTTGACGAGTATGGCAAGAGCAATCCTGACCTATGGTGGGGCTCGCTGTTTGCTGCGTATGGCACGATTGATCCTTTGACAACAACGCTAACGCTCAAGACAGAGGATGACATCGAGACTACTAGCGGCGATATCCTTGGTTCCTTGGAAGTGAGCAGCACAGAGCAAAATGTTGCTACGTTCGTAGTGGATACAGATACGCTCCCGACCACTATCGGCTCCGGGGCAGTCACAGATATTATTGACCCATCGACTAGCTTCCCTGGTGGGCTGTTGCCTGCGGCGGCGCTAGGGCAGAGATATTTGCTGCTCACAAACGGCAACGATGGCGGCGGCGAGAGTTTGATTGCTTGGAATGCTAACGGTATAAACCCTTGGGGTTCGCTGGTGGCATACGAGAACGATATTGTTCAGTGGAACGGCACAGACTGGTTTGTGTCCTTTGATGCTGCAAATGTTAGCGCGCCTCAGTACGTGCTAAACGCAAGCGATTCGCAGCATTACAAGTTTGATGGCAGCGAATGGGTCTATACATATTTGGGCGTGTTCAACCCAGGCTATTGGCGAGTTGCTCTGAACTAACGCCAATATAATAGTAGATAAATACTATTATAATGAGCGATCAAAAAACAGCGGCTGGCGCACTATTTGTATCATCGAAAACTAAACGTGTATTGCTAAATCTCCGTGCACCATACAAGACACACAAGCACGAGTGGAGCCTGTTCGGTGGAATGATAGATAACAACGAAACTCCCAAAGAAGCGTTAGACAGAGAGTGTTCGGAAGAGATGGGCTTTATCCCCGATATCACTAAGACATATCCGTTCGACATTTATGAGAGCAGAGATAAAAACTTCCGCTACTACACGTTTGTCTGTATTGTTGAAGATGAGTTTATCCCTGTGCTAAACGCTGAGTCGATTGGTTATGTATGGATAAATCTCGGTGAGTGGCCGAAGCCTATGCATAGCGGGGCACGTAATACATTTAGCACACAGAAAGGTCAGGCTCTATTAGAGATTATTGTCGGACAGCACTAACTATTAGCTTAGACCGATACCCCAAACATCATAGATTGCATCAGTTACTTTACGTACTGTAGCAACACCACCTTGTGCTACAGTTACATCTACATCGGCCGGTGCCGCGCCAGCGCCCGACCAATAACGCATTGTTACTGAAGTACCACCGCGAATAACTAATGTACCTGTGCCGTTACTTTGTACCATCCATATTGTACCAACAGGGATATTTGTTTGGCTTGCTTCAACATTTGTATAAGTATCCCAATTAGATGCACCAGTGCCAACCCAGTAAATAACTTCACTTGCATTACCTTGCTGGAATGGTGTGTGCGTTGCTGCTGTATCGAACGTAGTTGTATCGTTGATTGTAACACCGATGCCGACTGGTTTAAAGTTACCTTCTGCGTCAACTACTTCCGCACCACTGATTTGATCTGCTGCTGTATGAAGTGCTGTACGAAGTTTTACTACGTTATCGTAGTACAGTGATACTGCGCCGTTCGTCGCAAAGATTGCTGCTGTTTCTGCGCCTGCGTTAACGAAGACGTTTACATCAATGTCGCCAGTAATATCTGTGTCCGCATCAGGGTCAAACGCAAAGCCTGGACGAACAACGCCACCTACATCTTTAGCAGTTATGTGTAGTGGTGCGCCGTTTATCTCACTTCTAATAAAGAATGTTGCGCCTGCTGCTGTATAGCCTATTGCTGCGCGTTGCGTTCCGTCTTGGTGTGCGAAGCTAAGGGTACGTGTTTGTGTATCAGTACTAGTGTCACTATATATAGTGAAGTCTCCACTTGGTCTTGTGCTAGTTCGTTTAATGCCGTTGTAGAATATATCGGTAGTAGAGTTTTGGTTTCCTACCAATACATTCTCAGGAGCTCCGCCTATGACAGAGATTGTTACACCTGTATCACCATGTAATGTTGTTGTTGCATCTGGATCACCAGTTAAGATGTCTCGCGCAAATCCAGCAGCATCTTCAGACTGTATTATTACGTGACCACTGTGAACCGCGTTCAGAATATAAAAGTTAGCATCACCAGTAAATCCGACTTGCGCTCTAACTGTTTCTGCTGTTTGGTTTGCAAAATAAATCGCACAAGTTTCTGTATCTGTGTCGCCGTCTTTGAATAAATTTATCCTGCCGCCAGACAATGTAGAGAGTCGTTTTAAACCATTGTCAAAAAGATCAACGCGGCCTGCGCCTACAGCGGTTATTGCACTTGTACCTGCCGCCACGGCTAACACTAGGTCTGTATCGGCAGTTAATGTTGTTAAAGCATCTGGGTCACCAACTAATATAGACCGTTCTACACCAGCACCATCTTCCGCAGTAATATTAACCGAGCCGCCGTGTACTTGATTTTTTATTTGGAGGTTGGCTGTAGAAAGGTGCCCCATTTGCGCTCTGGCTAAGTGAGCCGAATCTTCCCAAATAATTACCCTCTGATCAGTATCCGTAGCTGCATCGCCAACAACAGCTATTGTTCCTGCACCAGTTGGGCCTACTCTAAAACTTAGTAGGCCGTTGTAATATAGATCGACATTGGCGTTAGCAGTACAAACCATGTAGTTTTCTGGCCCACTATTTCTAAGAGTTAAATTACTCGCTGTTTGAATTAGACCCGCTTCAATATCCATTGTACCAATTGATAGCGTCTGTGTGTCTGGCTTGTATGTAAAGTCCGCAGCCGATGCGTCAATTTGCAACCCAAAGTTACCAGAGGCAAAACCTGTGGTATTTAAGAACGGAATAGCAAAGGCACTAGCTACGCTAGTTGCAGTTGCATATGGCAATACAGTTGAGATCAAGTTGCCTGCTGTGATATTAGCGGCTGCTACGTTGGCTGCTGCTAATGCTCCGTTGTTTGTTATCTGAACATCACTACCTGTATCATCAGTGAAGTATAAATCATTATATGTAGTCTCATTTTTAACCCATAGTTGGCCGTAGGATGCTACATCTGCTGCTGCAACTGATCCTTCCTTTACATATAGTGATCCGCCATCAATAGTAACATCAGCAGCTAAAGTAAGTCCAGTTGCTGCGGTAATTGTAAACGGATTCGAACTTATAGCACCAGGCGTAAACTGCGCGTTTGTTGCTAAGTTATCAGCAGAGTTAAACGCTAAACCTACGCCTCCACGTGAACGAAGATTCGTAAATCCTTCTAGTTCAAAATCAGTTGTAGTTGTAGCAAGTATCTTTAAGTCAGTACCATCGTGATGGAAGTCAACGTTATCTGTATCTGTACTATCCCATAGAGTTAAGTGGTGTCCATCTCTGAAATTTATTGTTTGGTTTGCTGCTGCGCCTGTAATTTCTAAATCTACAGTGTCCCATTGAATTGTTATATCGCTGCCTGTGCCGAATACAACAGCATCATTATCTAACATATCAATGTTAAATGTATTCGATTGTAAGTCTGCACCTAGTTGAGGACTTGTATCAAGTACTATATCTGTGCCACCATTAGTACCTTGTGTGCCTGTAGTTCCTTGCGTACCAGTTGTACCCTGTGTACCAGTTGTGCCCTGTGTACCAGTAGTACCAGTAGTACCTTGCGTTCCAGTTGTGCCAGTCGTTCCTTGTGTACCAGTCGTACCAGTTATGCCCTGTGTGCCTGCGCCAGTAGTACCCTGTGTACCTACTGCTCCTTGAGTACCAGTTGTGCCTTGAGTACCAGTTGTGCCAGTAGTGCCTTGAGTACCCGTTGTACCAGTTGTTCCTTGCGTACCAGTTGTACCAGTTATTCCCTGTGTACCAGTAATGCCCTGTGCGCCTGTCGTGCCTTGCACAGTAGAATCAAGTATTGGCCCAATTGTGCCTCCATTAACTTCAAGAAATAAACCAGCAGTTGTTGTCCATACGTCTCCGTCAACTGGTGTAGTAGGCACAGTTCCGTGTGGAATATTTATAGAAGAACGAGTTGCTGTTGTCGCTGGAAATACACTTCTCTCAGTGAATGTTAAATCACTTCCTGAAGTTACTTCAATCTGTTCCGTTCTTGCATTAAATCTTATAGTCAATTTCTTTCTCCGTTATACGTTTAGCAGATTAACGCTAACTTTCCAATCAATCGTATGTGCAGCTTCGCCTGCCACATCAACAGTTAGTGCATCTCCTGCATCATCTGCTGCAACTGTTATAACCCATGTTGTTGCTCCTGCATCATCTGTACGATCTACTACTGTGCTACCAACAAGAGCCGTTGCAGTGGCTTGATTTCTAATAGCTCCGAATATTCTTTCAAATACTGTATCGCCAGTAGAATCTTCTGTTCCTATTATATGAATCTCAAAGCCAAAACCTGAACCTGATGCAACTGGAATTGATATGATTTCTGTTGTTGTCACCGCGGTTGTTTGTAGTGTTGCGCGATACGGACTTATTTGTATATCTTGTCCTGTATCATCTGTAAACATCAACGTGTTAGGTATATCGTCTTTGACCCAAATCTGACCAAACGTTGCTGTATCTGCAATCGCCGCTGCTGCTTCTAATATAGAGATAGATTTTTGTGCTTTAATATTTCCAGATAATCCAGAGCCTACATTGTAGTCTGTTGTAGTAAGAAAGTCAAGGTTAAAGTCTGTATCGTCATGGCTGAAAACACCATGCGCAGTACCGAGTGTGGGATTAGTAATTCTAAGTGGTACACGATCAATGTTTACTTGGCCTGAATTTGGGTGAAGAAATATAGAATCTGATGCTGTGATTCGGGCGACTGTTGCGCCTGTATGTCCCATCTCAATCCATTCAGTTGGATCACCGAACGCTTGGTGGCGTATCTCACCGCTGTCGAAATTGTTGTTACCTGAAAATATGTATCTGCCAGGCACTCCTGTAAAATTCATGTCACCACCTGTTAAGCTGGTTACACTAAAGTTAATGTCCGTGCCGTCAAGGTCGATAGCTAGTTTGTCTGTTGCTTCGCCCAATGTGAAGGTAGATGTAGCTGAGTCCCACAGAAAGTTAGCATCACCTTCGATGGTTGTTGCATCAGTCCATACAGCAAGTTGATTATTAACTGGTGTACCTGATACACTTGCTACACCAGAGTTTGCTGTTAATACTGCTGCTAAACCGCTACCGTTATCTACTAAGAACCCGCCACTGCCTGTAGCGGTCGAACGCGCTACTACCGCACCTTGATAATAAAGATCAACACCTAGATCAGGATCGCCTACTAGCACTGTACGCTGTGTTCCTGCTGTGGACGTCGATACTACGTTAATATGCGCACCATAGTTGTCAGCTTGAATTGTAAAATCTTTTGTACCGGGGTAACCTACGAAGCCAACACTGTCAAGGTTTGTGTTATCGCGAGCAAATGATACACCTGCATCCTGTACTTCGTCACCATTAGTTGGGGCACCACTACCACCTATACCAGTAAATGCAGCATATCCAATGAAACTTGATAGTACAATAAATGGACTTGATCCATCTGTGTAGAATCCTACTCCATCATTCGCAGGATCGCCGACAATGATTCCTGAGAGCGCTGGGTCGCCGATGTTAATTTCATTTGACGGACTAGCCGTACCGATGTTAATGACACCGGTTTTTACGTCTACATTGAAATCGCCGTCTTGGACTGTTATTACTTTGGACATTTATAATTCCTACACGTTGTTATGCTAGTATTTATCAATAAAACGGAAAAGTAGTAACCACGGAATTCAAGACAAAAAGAAAGGGACTCGAAAGTCCCCTTCTAATTTCTCTACAACTACGCTTAGAAGAATGTTACGTTAGAAACACTAATCTGTGCCAAGTAGTCCGCTGCGTTACCTAGGGAATTAGCTGTGTTGCTTAGTTCCTGGTAGCCGTAACGAGTCATGAAGCTTACTACTGGCTCGAACGTTGTTGGATCCATTACTGGACCTGTGCTCATTAGAGGAATGTAAGGGCAATAAAACGCCGCTGCATCTGTCTCTGTTGGGCCTTTGTAACCAATTAGCACTGTGTCGTTCGCAGCATACTGGTCAGAGTAGACCTTCATGCTGTTGTTCAACGTTCCAACAAACTTTGTGTTTGTAGGTGCTTCGAAAACGCCTTCTGTTGTACGAGCAAACGAAGATGTTGTAGCCGACTGCAATACTGTCAATGCAGTTGGGGAAACAACAGCCCAGTTAGCTGCGCCACGACGTGTGCGCGCTGCAATCAAGTTAGCCTGTTGGTTGATAAGAACAGCTAGTGCTGCGTGTTCATCACCGACGTATGTAGCTGTACCTGATACTGCGTTTTGGTCGAAGTTTGCTGCTGCCGCGCCGCTTAGTGCGCGTAGGTTGTTAATCAACTCTTGGTCGATTTCAACAGTAATTTCTTGGGCTAGTGCCTGCATAATTTCTGCTTCAATGTCGATACCATGAACTGACTGTGCGTCCTGTGCTGCCTCAAAAGTCCAACGAGCTGATAGCTTACGTGTCTTAGCTTCTACTGTCTCTTTCAAGATTTGGATGCTTAGACGGTTACCTGCTGCGCCTTCTAGTGCTGCTGTACCGGCTGCTTGACCTGCTGGTGTTACTTCGTTACCGGAGTAGCCACGTGCTAGATCGAATGGGCTAAGTGCCTCTGTTCCTGCTGTTACACCTGATGCTGTATCTGCATAACGAACACGAAGTGTGTGAATCTGACCAACTGGGCCAGTCATAGGCTGTACGCCTAGGATTTCGTTAGCGATAACAGTAGGCATTACACGTCGGATCAGCGGAAGCATAACCTTGTTTAATGTTGCGATGTTACCAGCGCCCGTTGCACCTGCTGTTGCAGACTCACGGATTTGCTGTTTGCGTGTATTTTCCAATACAACGTCTAGGGATGAACGACGTGAACCAGAAAGACCTTCTAGAAGAGCTTCCTTTGTCGCTGCCCACTTACTTTCAAATAGCTTATCGGCCATTATCTTATCTCCTTACCTTATTTAAGTTATATGATACCAGCCGCTCTTTTAAGCGCCTGAATCTCTGCGAGGGTTTCATTATCCTCTTCTGTTTGGGCAACTGAAGCCCTCTTATTGCCTGTCTTTGCAGTCCTTACTGATTCGTTCAGTGCGCTGCGTTTTGGTGCTGTAGTGCGTGTGTCTTCGTTTAGGACTGCCGGAATATATTTTTTAAATCCTTCATCCAGTTTCTCTGTCTTTACTGTCTGTAGCAACTCTCCCATAACGGCTCGTTCCTTCTTGCCTAGTGGGCTAAGTAGTTCATTCAGCTTCTTATCACGGTTAACGCGATCTGTTGCTGCATTTAGCTTGCGCTCAACTGACTCAGTTAGTTCCTTCTGTTTTGCATTTGCAATCTTAGAAGATTCGATCTGCTCGTTTAACTTAGCAACTGCATCCTGTAGCTTACGCACTTCACCACTCTCATTCAAGTGTGATGTCATGTACTCGCCAACGAATGTTTCGAACATTCTACGACCAAAATCGTTCTCACGCGCAGCCTTAATGTCTGTACGGAAAGAACCAATCTCTTTCTTTAGTGTCTCATTAATATTCTTCTCAATTACTTGAGCAGCTTTCTTAACGAACGCACGTTTTGTTTCTACTAGTTCTTGCTTGCCTTCGCGTACAAGTTTAACACGTTGTTCTGCTAGAGCTTTCTTATCACCGTGGAACTCTTTAACTTCTTCAGCAAGCTGCTTCAGTACGAATTCTTCTAGTTTGTGTACGTTGCCTGCTTGTGATGTACGTTCCGAACGGAGCTCTTTAACTTCTTTAGCTAGTGTTTCTGTGATGAAACGCTCCAATGTCTTAACGTGCTCCGCTAGGCGTGCGCGGTACTTAACTCTATCTTCTGCTAGTGCCTTCTTGTCTTCAGCGAATTCAACAATCTCTGACTGAACCTTATCGTTTAGAAACTTGTCCATAGACTCGACCATAATAGTTTTATCATGTTCGAATTTTTGTGCAAACTCTTCACGAAGTTCAGCAGTTAGTTCTTCCCTTGCCTCAAGTAGCTTAGAATCCCAAGCTTCCTGAATTTGGCCTCGAGCTTCCTCAGAAAGGTTTGAGCCTTCAGCTAGGATATCTGCGAACTTTGCCATGTGTCATTCTCCTTATATCTTAGATCTTTAGATCTTTTATAAACTTGGCGACATCTTTTGCAAGATATCGTTGTGCTACTTTATCGTGTGTTGCATCTGCTGCAAGATTGTACATTGTTTGGCCGCCGCGCATGTTAAATAGGCTCTCATAAATCGTTCTAGGATACGCGTCTGGTGCCGAAGGTTGCGCTACGATATCGACCGTTATGATCTCAAATTCGCTTACGCTGCCATCATTACCTACGTTGCCCGAACCACGAGAGCTAACGCCAAGTTTTGCGCCGCTTTCTAGCAATGTTCTCACAATTAGTCCTGTTGGTGTTGGTATAATTTTCAAACTACCGTGACCATCACGTCCTACCATTGTCATTTCTTCGATCAAGTGACTTACTCGATCCAAGTTAATCGACAGTTCTTCAGGATGGTCAAGCTCTCCCATCACGGTCTCCCCTTTCTGAATTCGCTCATTGATCTGTTGTACAGCATGATTGATTTCAGTCAGAGGATACACGCGCTGGTTCTGATTTTTTACATCGCCTTGGATGAAAATTCCCTTCATATAAAGGTCTTTTCCGCCCTTGGCTTCGACTAGCTCAATACCTGCTTTGTCGAACGACATAAATTCATATAGTTTATTCATTTACCTTACTTACCTTTTGGGGAGCCTGAGCTACCTAGTGGGCTTTTTGCACCTTTATCATCACCAGCTTTGTTCTTATCTGCTGCCGATTGATTTGACTGCTTAACTTTGATGTTTGAAGTTGGAGTGTTATCTTCGCCTTCGCCTACCTTCTTTGTAGCTTCGTCAGCACCCTTTTTAACTACTGGGCCACCGCCGTGATCTGCTTTGCTAGGTGCCTTAGAGAACGGGCTCTTTGTGTTGGTCGCGCCAACCTTAGATTCTTTGCCTGTTCCTGCTAGCTTACCTTCGCTACCTTGACCTGTGTCAGCTACAGCGTCTTGCAATTTTGTAGCTTCGTCTAGCTCGTCAATGATTTCTTCATACATACTTTCTTCAGTATAGTCATCGCCAAACTCGTCGCCTGCTGCAAACTCGTCATCTACTGCAACTTCATCTTCGAATCCACCAACTTCTTCTTCGCCCGCTTCATCACCAACGATCTGGTCAAACTG